ATGTTTTATAATGTACTCTGTATTCATTTATTTCTCGCTTTCTGTTGTTTATATTGTTTTTTGTTTTTAGCTTTAGAATTTAAAATGCTGCAATATTCCTGGATATAATACTCATGTTGATATTTATTTTTAATAATTCTATTGATTGCATTAATTCTTTTATCTTTCCAATCCATATACAACCCCCAATTTTTGCAATGTTTTAACTTCTTCATTTGTTATTTCTTGACTTGAATAAACGCTTATTGCGTTTAAGCCTTGATTATCCCAATAAACCCCCTTATCAAGTTCATCTTTCTTTTTTAAACCCCAAAATTGTTTACAATATTTATAATCAGTTGTTTTATTATGAAATATATATTGATCGCTAAAAGATTGCTCACCAATTTGAAGATCAAATTTTACAAGTATATTTTTTGCCATTGTTTTACCTTTCTTTTTTATTGTTTATTTTTTTATTCTTTATTTTCTTGACATTCTTCACACCAATATTCACCATTTTCAGATTGAGAACTTTCATCTACATATTTATTATTTTTATCAACCCAAACTAAAGTGTGAATATTATCACTTCCACAATCTTTGCATTTCATTTTTTACCCTTTCTTTTTTATTGTTATTTTAAATCAACTACAAAACCAGACTTGTCTCTATCTAATTTTCCAGTTGCTTTGTTAAGACTTAATTTTTCCTTTAATCCTACAACTACATTTTTTTGATCAAGAAATCTTAGATCATGCTCATCACCATTAATCACTTTAAAACCTTTGTATGTTTCTGGCAGCTTATTTCTAAAAACTACGGCAACATTGCCACCAGATTTCAATACTTGAGTTGATTGAAAGTCATTAGTTTCATTACGACTAAAAGTTAAATGATAATTTTTTGGCATATCCCCTTTTAAATATTTAATCATACGTTTAAAATGCTTTGTATAGTCATAAAATTGCACATTAGGAAACAACTCAAATATTTTGTGATTTTCCCACATAATATCACTAGTTGTATTTAATCTTATAACTGGTTTAAGATCATATTTTTTACATAAAATTTCATGATTTCTAATTTCTCTAGTTATCATGCTTAGAAATTTGGCTCTGTCTTTAAAATATAATAAAGTTCTATTAACCCTTCCAAGTGTTTTTTGTGGCATAAAAACTGGATTTCCTGCTTCATGTAAACAAGCATTAGCACAACCGATTGATTTACTAGCACAAGTCTCAAATCCACTAATATTTGAAGGTGCTAAATTTAAACGCTTGATCCAATATTTTTTTAAATCTTCATCTTTTAGATTTTTATCTAATTTTGGGTTTCCACTTGTAAACATTATTTTTGTTAAATCTTTATAAGTAGGTTTTATTTTTTGTAGTGTCATTTTTTTTACCTTTCTATTTTTATTTATAATTATACTATCATTGATTTTTTATAATTGGTCATATTGACGCACCTATTTACCAAATATTAAAGTAATTATTATTGCTAATACTAAAGCCAAATAAAAATATTCCATTGTTTAACCCTTTCTAGTGTTGCTTTAATCTATGAAGTTTCTAGCAAAATCTAAAGCAAATAATAAAAAGCAACCTAAGAATAATATAAAACCTAATGATTGCTGCGTTGGATCAGTTGCCAAAATAACCATACCTAACATTGAGCATGATAAAAGTATTAACCATTTAATAATTGTAAGCATATTATTTTCCCCCTTTATTTGATGATATAACAATATTAATTTTTTCATTACTTTCAGATTTTATTTTTGAAACTGTTTGAAGTAATTTATTTAAATCTTTTTTAGCTTTAAGATATAAATCATTTTTAGGTTGTGAGATTAATTTATAATCATAATGATTAATTCTAGCATTTAAAGATTGTTGAATAAAACATAAGTCATTAAAATTAACTTTGATATTGTATTTTTTTTGCATTGTTTTTTTCCTTTCTTAGTTTAAAGCAATTAAGCTTATTAATATAAAAGCACTTAATAAAAACAAAGTATTAAAAGCATAAGCTAAGTAATACAATGTAGTCTTTTTTTTGTTTTTTATTTTCATAAAAATTAATTTAACAGATTGATTAATTTATTAAATCGGCAATATGTCGCAGGTAATATTAGAATAGTTCTAAAGTATTATGAATGAGTGAGATAGGAATATATATAAATAGATATAAAAAGATGGTTCAACCAATTAGACAAAAACATTTTTATCTTATGCAATATAACCATCGGATCTAATACGCCAAAATATTTTCCAATAAATCCAGGTTATTAAACATTACTATTGATAGTCTTTAATTATCGTTAGTAATAATTCCTGCAATTTCTACGGCTTTTTCAAAAACTGTACCCCCTACTACCCCAAATTTTCTACCTAACTTTTCTTATATATATACATGGAAATTGTAAACAGACACACACAGACACCCTGCACCAGTTATACAAACACATTACCAAAATTATTTTTTAGTTGTTTTAAAAAGCGAATACACTAGATGTAGTATATGGATTATATGAATAGTGATGAATTTGATTGTGTTGCTTATGTTGATGAAAAAACTAATAATCTAGTAATAAGATTCTTTGGTATACCTAATAAACAAGCTGCTGAACTATTTGCAGATTATGTAATGATGACATTAGGAGTTGATTACCAATCTATTAACGAGACCCCTCGTTCTAAAATGGTTCATTAACAGATGAACATTAAGATCCCTTATACTCCCAGAAAACATCAAAGTTATCTACATCAACAAATTAATAAACATAGATGGAGTGTGCTAGTTTGTCACAGAAGGTTTGGCAAAACAGTATGTATGATAAACCACTTAATCAAATCAGCATTAATGTGCAAACATAAGAATCCTAGATTTGCTTATATTGCACCCACCTTTAAACAGGCGAAGTCAATCGCTTGGGATTACATGAAACAGTTTACTGCAAAAATCCCAGCAACAAAGTTTAATGAAACAGAATTGAGAGTAGATCTGCCGAATGGTGCTAGAATAACATTACTAGGAGCTGAGAACTCTGATGGGTTAAGAGGTATATACCTGGATGGTTGTGTTATAGATGAATACGCAAACATTGAAGGAAAACTATTTGCAGAGATAATTAGACCAGCTTTATCTGATCGTAAAGGTTACTGTGTCTTTATTGGCACACCTGCTGGAATGAACAATAACTTTTATGATCTCTACCAACACGCTAATGGAGCAGAAGATTGGTTTAACTATAAAGCTAAAGCAAGTGATACAAAGATTGTAGATCCAGAAGAATTAGAAAAAGCAAAAGAAGTTATGGGTGAGAAGAAGTACCTACAAGAATTTGAGTGTGATTGGATTGCTAACATTGAAGGTGCGATATATGGAGATGAAATAGCCAAGTTAGATGATAAGAAGCAACTAGCAAGAGTACCCTACGATCCTACTTTGCCTGTCTCAACTGCATGGGATCTCGGTGTCGCAGACCACAGTAGTATTATATTCTTTCAACAAAAAGGAACAGCAATACAAGTAATAGATTACCATGAAGAACGTGGTCATGGATTACCACACTATATTCAGTTGCTAAACGAAAAACCATACGTTTACAAAGAACATTACGCACCACACGACATCGAAGTACAAGAGTTCGGCAATGGCAAAACAAGAAGAGAGATAGCTTATCAGTTAGGAATTAGATTTAAGGTAGTACCGAAGCTACCAGTAGAAGAAGGAATCCACGCAGTAACTATGTTGCTCAATAGATGTTGGATAGATACAGACCATTGCAAAAGTTTGATAGATGCGTTAAGACATTACCATAGGAAGTACATCGACAAAAATAGAATGTTCAGATCGAAACCTGTACACGATTGGAGTTCTCATGCTTGTGATGCGATGCGTTACTTAGCAGTTGGTCTACAAGAATTAAATACTAGACAAAATGCTCCACAAAGTGTAGCAGATAATAACTATAGGATTATTTAATTATGGGATCAATATTTAAACCAAAAATACCAGCGTTGCCACCTGTGCAACCTTTACCAGAGCCACCAGATACAGAACTATCTGAAGCAGAACAAGCAAAGTTAGACGCAGAGTTTGCAGCTAAAGAAAGAAAAAGAAAAGGTAGAAAATCAACAATCAAAACCTCTCCACTAATTGCTATGGAAGAAGCAGACGTAGAGAAGAAAACATTACTAGGATAATAATATGTTAGATAAAATTAAAAAAGTATTTAAAAAAGAAAAATCAGAAACTAAATCTGTTAAGAAGAAACCATTGTTTAACTTAGGAAATGAATTAAATTCTGGTGTAGGTATTAATGAAACTAAATCAGAATCAAAAAAAGAAGTTACAAGTGAAAACAAATCTTCTTTGACATTTGGAAAATAATTATGGGATCTAATGGAGCAAGTGGTGGAAGTGCTGATGCACCAAACACAACAAGATCAACATTATCTACAAAGAACCAAGCAAAGGCAGATAAAAAATCAAGAGCAGAAGCAAATGTAGAAGTTGGTTTAGGTAAAACTAAAACTCAACGTGCTTTTGAAAAAGTTGGAAACTTTGTAAAAACTGGTGGAACAATAGGAGCTGTTGTTAGAGGAGTAACAAAATCTGTAAGAAGAGGAAGAGTTAATACATCATTAATGGGAACTTCAGACTATCAAGGATCATCAACAAGAAGTAGTGTAACTAATTCTATAAATGATGGAAGAGATAATAATAATAATGGCAATCAAGTTGTTCAAGCTCCAATAGTAAAAGCACCAACATCAATAGAAGTTTCTCAAGTTGCACCAGAAGTTACATCAGAAGAAGCAAGAGCATCAGCAAATGAATTAATTTCAAAAAAAAGAAGAGGTAGAGGAAGATCTTTAATGATTGCAACATCTCCAGAAGGTGTTAAAGATCAAAGCTTAACCTTAAGTCAAAAAACTTTATTAGGATAATATGCAAACAGATTTAGCAAAAACATTATTAAAAAGATTTGATCGCTTAAAATCAAATAGACAAAACTGGGAAAGTCATTGGCAAGAAGTTGC